TTTCTATTGTACATTGTGATCCCTCCTGCTGTAGCTCCCAAGACGGTTGACAGCAATGCACTTCTTTTAAGCCCCTCGTTCAACGCGACATTCCCAGTTGGTTCAGGAACTCCTAGCTTGTCACTCATTTCTTTTACAAACGATCCATTGATTAGGTTTTTTGCAAGTACTGCTTGGTTATAGGTATTTCTGATTAATTCAAGTTTGAATGATGCAAATTGCCCAATAGCTCCATAAGTTGAAAGCTCTCTGAGCGACTTGTTTAATTTGTCATAATTAGGGTATGTATCATGTGTGACAGAAGCAGCTATTTCCTCAATCATTTTAGGATCAGCTTGCGGGAATGTTTTTCCAATCCATTCCATATTTCTGTCCCAGACTCTCATTCTGTATCCAATATCCGGGATACTAAACACCTTACCTACCGGTCCTGTTACTGTTCTTACAGCACTGCCAAGCGGACCTTGGTTAAATGATCTGTGAATATCACTAGAGGCCACACCTTCTTGAAGCATTCCAAGCTCAATAGCTCTGGTTCTACGTTTCAGGTTATCAATATTGAGTCGTGATGCAACAGGGCCAAATTGAGAAGACCCGATAGCCACGTTCTTCCCAAAATCCTTGAATGGATTTATGCCCATTGATAGCAATGGAACTATTTGACCATATGTTTGGTTAATATGAGCCGCTGGACTAGCAAGAACCTTTTCAACCTTAAACAAACCAGTAGCGGTTCCGAAGAAATCCTTCAACGCTCTACCTGCAAATGTTGTTGTTTGATTGTCAAGTTGCGCCCCATAAATACTATTGATAGATGTCTGGACGTGGTTAGGAACATAAAGATCATCCTCCCCTTCTTTTGCAAGTCCACGCCTCAGATTCAATCTTGTGTATTGTGTTTCATCAACACCTTCTCCAGCGATCTTTGCAACTCCAGTTGATCTCAATAAATTTTTAATGGTTAAATCGGCAGTATCGTAGGCAGATAGGTTCGCAAGCTTGGAAATCGTTCCTTCAATCTTCTCACCAGTTAATGAGATCTCGCCAAGATAGCTGCGAAGTTCTGGAGTCAGATCTTTCTTTTCCTTAAGAATACCACCGGGAGTTGAATAGACAAACTTCTCCAAATCGTCTGGACCACCAGCCTTTTTGTTGTTCAGTTTGAGAACATATTCTTCTGCTTGTTTTGGCGTTTGACCTTCTCGAACCAAGCTTGTAATTAGATCATCTCTAAGTTTTTCAGATGGCTGATACTTTGGAGTTGTGAAGAACTTGTATTCCTGAGTGAGATAGTCTCCAGTGTTTTTGCTTTCCTCAATTAGTTGCAGTGTTTCCTTGGGAATTACTTGGCTTCCATTATAATGGTTTGCAATCAATTCATCTTGAGACTGGGAGATTCTTTCTCGGGCAAAATCAAGGAATGTTTTTGCTTTGCTGATAGAGCTTGGGAGTTCTGTGGAAAATCCAGCCATGTAATTATAAGCTGATTCTTCAGCGGCTATTGGATCTGGGGACTCATCGATAACTCTCTGAATATTCTGGTTAATGACTCTTCCCGTCTTCCCAGCCTCAATCGTCCCTTCAGCCTTACTGACAGCCTGCATGATGTCCTTACCGAGAACTTTTGATGGAGCTAGATTTGCTTTAGTAAAGTTCATCACCTCTTCTACAAATCCTCTGGCGGTAGTTGGCTTGGTAAGGTTCGGATCTACGTTTGCCATTGCAGCATCAGCAAGAGTAACGGCATCATGATCACCAGAACGGATAGCGGAATCCAGTTCTTGAGCCGACTTGCCAGCAAACTTCCCAATAATTTTTGACGTTGCTTCAGCAGTTAAACCAAGACTAGCCCCTAAAGCCATTCCCGTAGCGGCGCTTTTAACCGTCGCGTCTAATGTCGGAAGCTCTCCAGTATCTATTCCCTTTTCAACTACTTGTGCAACAGGAGCCAAAACCGCACCAACAGCAGCAGACTTAGCAACCCTACCCGCCACGGTCGATGCTTTCCCCAGTTTGCTACCGGGGATGAAGTTCATTAACGTATCAGCAACTACACGGCCATAGGAAATGTTTTCTTTACCTTCAATCTTCTGGGCAGCAATAGACCCTGTAACACCACCAGTTACGGCTCCAATCCCATATCCAAGCAGTGCTCCGGTGGGTACTGTAAGACCAGCAAGTGGTCCACCCGCCAATCCAGCAGCACTACCAGCCGCAGCACCTGCATACTTTGCTCCTTCAGCAATGACAACCTCAGCGGCTAACCCACCCGCAGTCCTAGCTAAGGAAGGTTCTTCTTGTTTAGCTTTTGGCTTTTGAAGTGGAGACAAGTCAACCTCCCCCTCGTCCACTGTTTTATTGAGTACCGGGGAGAGATCTACTTCACCCTCGTCTACCTTTTTATTCATCAATGGAGAGAGGTCTATTTCATCGCTTACTGGTTCGGCCATAAGTTATTTTTCTGTGCTGCACCAATCAGTGCTGAATCAGATTTATTAGGATTTGCTTTTCTAAGTGCATCCAGTACGCCTTGCTGTGAAGCAGAATAGGATTGAGGTTGTGCAGTTGGCTGCACCATAGGTTGTTCGGCCTCAAGTTCTTGTTGCGATTCCGCTTGGGATTGCTCAACCACAGCCTGTGCCTCTTTGGCTCGTGACTCCTTAGTCCCAAGAACCCCTTCAATAGTTTCAGTTGAAATCGGCATACCCATATACGTAATCCCTTGAGCATTAAGCCTATTGACGGCTTTTTGTGTAGCTCCAGAATCATACTCGCTGGTTGCTGTTTCGATTTCCTGAAGTTTCTTGGGTGTTTTTGCCTGCCCGCTTTCTTCAAGTGCTTTTTCGGTTCTGTTTTTGCGAAGAACTCCCTCAAGATCTGCCTCTCTTTTTTGTCTTAGCAATTCAGTATCTTTTGTTTTATCTCCAGATTGCAAATTGGAAATCTCAAGTGCAAGTTTTTGCAATTCAAGTTTTTTCTTTTCACTTCCCGGAGCAACAAATTGTGAGGGAGTTGACAAGTTGGCTGCTTGGTTGATAGCTAAACCTCTGGTTTCTCCAGCTTGATTTTTAGGTGGAAGAACCGACCTATCAAGTGTGTATACTTGTCCTTGATAACTAACTTGTTCCTCACCACTTGGAAGTGGTGGCAATGGTTTTGACTCACCTACTGGGATTTCTTTGCCCTCACGAGTATACGCCATTACTGGAGGGTCTCCTAATTGTTGTTCATTTTGCTGAACAACTTGTGTTCTCGATGGTGGTTGGGTTGTCGGCATATTGCCAGCAGTTACCGGAGTTGCTTCATTAGTAGCGAAATTAATAATAACAGGAATCTCTTGACCAGTTTTTGGGTCAACAAGAGTTGTGAATTCTGTTTTGGGCGCTCTTCCAGCTTTTGCTTCATCAATCTGAGCCTCAATTAATCGCGCTTTCATCACGTCAGATCCCTTCGTCACCATCATATTCAGGCTGCCTTCTACATTCCCAGCAATGCCCAGCTTATCTAGATTGGATAGCGATGGATCACTAAGCTGTAGCTTGGTAGCATCAATTCGTTCTGCGAAATCTGGATAAAGTGCCTTTGCGTTATCAAGAAGGGAGATCGTCCCTTTGATCTTTGCGGCCATTTCCTTGTCCTTTTGAGCCAGTGCCTTTTGCTCTTTAGCATAGTCAGTGACGACACCGATAGCCTTAGAGATTCCTTCAGCGCCCTGAGCCGCTGCGCTTCGTGCCGATTGAACCACACCACTATAGTCTGGTTGAGGATAATTCCCCACATTTATTTGTCCTGCTGTAAGTGCCATAATTTTAAACGTATGAATAATTTACCTTGCCCCATGGACTGGAACCACTTTGTGTATAAGCACCACCCGCTCCTGCACCACCCGCTCCTGCACCAGCCATGTTGAACCCGGCACCCATCAAGCTCGATCCAATATCCGAATACATTTTAGCTTTGGCTTGTGCATTGGCTGATGCGATTTGATAGTTTGCCATATTGGATTCGTTTTGAGCACCAGCTTGGCTCATTGCCATATTCAATGGCATATTGTAATCGAATGTTCCAGATGATTCTGGCCCACCAATCATGGCGGCGGCAAGATTCTTACTCCCAGCGGAATATGAAAGAGGAGCATTTTGAAGAGCTGCCAATCCGGGGTCTGTATAGAACGACTTAGCCATATCAAAACTTCTAGCGCCAGCTTGGGCTGCCTCATTGCGCATTCTTTCGCGTTGTTGCTCAATATCCATTCCCTGTCCGAAACCAAGCTGACGTTCCGCTGTTTGCTGCGCCCCACCTGCGATACTTTGTGAAAACATAGCCTGCCTACGAGCTATTTCTCGATCCTGTTCTGATCCTAATTGTCCATAACGTGCTTGTTGCGTGGCAAGACGTTGTTGTGCAGCATTAAGTGCTTGAGCTGATTTAGTTTGTTGAAGCGAAATATCACGTTCAATATTGGAACCACGCTGATTATACATGACCTGTTCTGTTTGCAATTGTTGTCCAGCAGCACCAAGTTGTTGTCCATAGGCTTGTTGACCAAGTGTTGCAGCTTCACTTCTACGTCTTGCCAAGGCTCCTTCACGGTTCTGTATTTCTGCCGCAATTGCAGCATTGCCACCAAGCCTGCCTGACGCACTAAACGATTCTCTAGCTTGTTGCTGTGAAGCACGCTGTTCTTCAGGAGACAATGTTCCACGACGACTAAATGCGTCTTGAGCCATCTGGTTCGCTCTGGCAGTATCAGCATTTGCACCACTGATGGTTTCTCCAACATATGGATTCACTCCACCCAATATACCACCGGCAAGACCTTGCGCTTGTTCGTCAGAAATTGTAGTACCAGCATATCCGCTAACATCACCAAGCGTTGATCCGTATTGGCCGACTCTTGATCCGTATTGATCCATCATGCCTGAAGAGCGCCCCATAAATCCAGACTCAAGGTTTTGTGCCTGTTCCGCTGTCCTAGATGCTCTGGAAACCGCAGATGCTTGCTCTGGAGAAAGCGATTCCATCAACCCTCTCGTGATTCCGGTCTGCCCAGTCATTTGACGAAGCTCTTCTTCTCTTAGTTGGCCAATAGTCTTACCCGCCTGCTGACCAGAGGAAAACTGCAAAGCATTGAATCCGGGTTGCCCACTAACACCACCAAGGAATTGACCAGTCTGCCCAAACATCTGACCCATCAATTCAGGCCCGTACTTGTCTTGAAGAGCAACGAATCCCGGAACATTCTTGTCATAGTAATCAAGCAATCCAGTTGCTTGTCTGCCAGCTAAATTGGTTCCTTTGTTTTTCCCTGTTGTTGCAACTTTGAAGATGTCCGTTGGTTGTGGGGCCGCTCCAGCGCCCCCCTTTCCTGCTTGACTTGCACCATAAATTGATACACCTGCTCCAATTGCCGCTGTACCCAGCGCGGCAGCACCCGCACTAATGCCAAATGTTGCTAAAATTCCTGACGAATGGATTAACCCATCCAGCATTCCGCTTATGATTCCGATAGACATAATTTTTCTTGGTATTGATTTTTGTAGCTTCTGGTGATTGATGGGCTGACCGTGGTTTTCCACGAGTTGCAGCGGCTATCATCTTTATTAAAGAGTGGGTTTTCAACTGGATATGTGAGTATTTCCGCTAGAGCGTCTGGGTCTTCAAGATTGTCGGGATTGGTATGGAACGTAATCCATGTGGTATCTGTATGAGCATATAGCGCACGCTTTGTCCCCGCTTGTGTGACTCCCATGTATGGGCCTGAATAACAAACTCGTTCGGTTGCAGAAATCACGTCAATAGTGCCACTGACAATGATAAATGGATGTTCGGTTTTGTGGGTCATGCTGGTTAACAAAGTTCCAGCTGGAATGAAAATTTGTCGGATGTAAAGCCCGGGTGTGAATAAGTGGTTAAGCGGCATTACCACTTCTGGAAGTTGAGCAACCGCATATTCAAATCGATCTACCTCGCGACAAGTGGCAAGTACATCTGGGTCGACATGTGAAAGATCAAGGTTCATATTTTGCTGTTGATTTTTCTAAATATTAATTCATCCAACAATAACGATACTGCACCATTGAGGATCATATAAAAATGCAATTAGCACTATCAATCGGGACTGGAACTTCTGGATCATTAGAGTCGCATGGAATGGCAAACATGAACGTCTTGTCGTCCGAAAGCACAATTCCATTTAACAAGTGACACTCTAGTTCATAATTAAAATCAATAGAGTTTTCTTTGTAGACAGACAATACGGATTGAATTGGACTCATGAAAATATTACAACATTAAGGAATCTTGATCCATTGTTAGTCATTACATGAGCTTGGTATATCGTATTTAATTGAGTTGTCCCTAGTGTATTTTCAGCACCAACATCAACCCATGCACTCGGATAATGCTGGGCAGTAACCATTGTAGTATAGTTAGAGTTATCCATTGGCGTGGCGAAATTAAGTACTACTTCTCTGCTTCCAGAGTCGTACCAAGAAGCCGTTGAGATATTTTTTGCCCCCTGTATCACGAGAAACTCAGCATTTACTGATCCAGATGTTGCTGCTCCAGAATGGTTGACAATAAATTGATTCGCAGTTGGTGCTGACGTTACAGTGTATAGCCCATCAGTTCCAGACCCAGTCGTAAAATCAAGTCTGATCTTGTCGTTCGTTTTGAGGTTATGACCCACAATGTCAATTGTAGTGGACGTTGTTGTTCTCACGTAGCTTCCAGATTTAAATCCCGTTGCTCTTGATGCAGTAGTCGGGTTAACTGGTTGTAATTTGGCAAATGCTCTAGCTCCGTAGATTGGAGCGGTTCCGCTTTGGTCTCCATCTAGCTTAGCCGCAGTGATAGCGGAATCGCTTACGGTTGTTGCTGACGATGCGCTTGTAGCGGAATTTGCATTTCCAGTCCAGCCAGCTGAAGTGAATTGACCGGCCAAGCTGCCGTTGCAAAAAACATCCATTACCCCATCCGAGCTCCAAGACATTCCAGTGTCTTGCGCTATATCGGATGAAAACCTAAATCCACCATTTGCTAAAAGAATCGAGCTACTAAATGTTTTTGCACCGCCAATTGTTTGACTACCCGTGGTGTAGACACCATTTGTAACGGTCGCAGAGTTGCCATTACACGACCCAGACGAGCCAGTCACATTGCCAATCACATTGCCAGTCAATGGCCCAGAGAATGCGGTAGCTGTTACAGTTCCGTTCACTTGAAGTTTTGTGCTTGGAGTGGTTGTTCCGATGCCGACATTTCCATCTTGTTCAATAGTAATTCTAGCATCTACAGATAAATCACTCCAATTGCTTGCGATTTTAAATTTATCTAAATCAGAATTATCAATTCCAGCGCAAAACCCATCAACACCATCAATATCCCATGATACCATTGGGTCTCCACCTGTTGCTGTGCTTGTTGCAATTGAAATAATTGCATTGTTGTTAGAATTTAATCCACTGTTTAGAAGCCTCAATCCATTGCTGATTGGGTTGTTACTTGTTTGATTGGCAGAAATTGTAAGTGGTGCGGGTGGACTATCCATCCCAATCCCCACATTGCCGCTTGCGGTGATACGCATGCGTTCTGTGTTGGATGTTTTGAATATAGTTGCTGCAGCACCTTGCTGGTCAATTGCAAGAAGCCCGGTTCCAGTATTAAGTATTTGAAAGTCTCCACCAACTCCAGATGCACGGATAATTCTAGCCTCGTAATCAGTGTTTGGAACGGCATGGAAGTCAATTCGTGAAGTTGTGTCTGTTGTGATCGCCTGTCCAAGCTCTAATGATGGGAGCAGTACCGTAGATAGCCCAGACCAATATGGCCCACCAGTACTTAGTTTGTCAGGGGTGACTGACCCATTAGTAATGTTTTCATTTCTTACAGCATTTGCAGCCAATTCATTTGAAGTAACACCCTGTGCCCTCACCTTCAGTTTTCCAGAAGCAACCTCAAGAGTCGTTCCCAAAATAGCAGTCTCAGTCATGACAGTATCATCGATGATATTGTTCATCTTAGTACTAGTGATCGTGTCAGTAGCCGCGAATGTGTAAGTTGTATTAACTGCGCCCATATTTTTATTTTTGCGATAGAATTTGTCTGTTTGTCACTGATCCAGCAACCTTGATTGAATTGATCTTTGGCGAACCTATGGTTCTTGTCAAGATCATAGTTCCAGTATAGCCACGAATACCAGCCAATCTGCATCTAATGCTTGCAGTTTCAGCCTCATTGGGAGTACTAGGAGCCAATACGACTCCACCTAGAAACTGAGTAGTAGTTCCGATTAGTGATGCGTTATCTGGGTCTTCTGCCGCAAATGAGATGGTATATTCCCCAGTTGCTCCAGCTAGATTCTGCATAGTAATCTGAGCATCCGTGAATCTCTTGCGCTCCATGGTTTTTAGATCATATCCACGAGTGGTTAGTGAAGCATTGATCGTGGTCGTGATTAAATTACCACCAACATTAGAAACATTTAATCTATCTGAAGAACTTTCCGTAGCTTCAAGTTGGTGGAGTCCACCGTTACGAGTGACTGCATAAAGATTATTTCTAACCCCAGCACCTCCAGTAATTAGGTTTTCAATCAAAAAGCGTGAGTCCCCATACGTATCCAACGATTCCCACCCTTGGTTTTTGAAATTATAAACAAGAACCGAGTTGTTTCCACGAGCATCATTAGCTCCAGCGACAGAATCAAGGGCTACTGCAAGATAATACCTGTTGTCATACAACACTCCGACCGCTTCATCAGCATAGTCTTTGTTGATTCTGTCAATGTATGGCTGGATATTCTTGGAAATCGGCTCTTCAGACCCGCGCAGGTTGTAATCATTGAGGAACTCAAGAGAATAAACACCATCGTCCGATAGGAACATCATTGTATTACCCCTCATCACCACTGACTTTCGCGCAAGGCATCCAATTTCAGAGGTCAATTCCTTTACCGAGCAATCCAGAAGGCTCCCTTGAGTCCCCTTTACGACATGGAGGCTGTTTCTGTTGAGAACCACGAGCGCATCGTCATAGAATCCATGCATCCCTACTACATAGTCTGCCGTGCCACCACTGACTCTAAATTGATTCTCAATCTGGTCGAATGTGGTCGTATCAAGAATGTCGGATACAGCAATCTCATCAGTGATTTTCCTGCTAGTGTATGTCACTGCATTAAACTCTCCTGATTGGTCGTAGTAATATGGAACCCAGAGCCTTCTCTGGAAGTGAACACCCCAAGGAGCAGCGGGTTGATGCATGAACCCACCACCAACGCTGAAACGTCCACCAAATTCAAGTTGTTGACTACCTACAGATGTAAAATTACTAACTGGAGCATAAAATGTCACAATAGTTGTACTAGCTGAAACAACTTGAAATTCCTTCCCAACCAATATGGAAAGCTCTGGTATGGTTGATTCGTATATGACAATAATGTCATTCGCGAAAATCGTTGTATTTCCAAGGCTTGCGTAGTCAACTGTTACCAACCCTGAAGCCGCTGATACATGATTACCAGCAACGGCAAAAATTTGCGGTTGGGTATATGCTCCACCTGCCGACATGGTAAAACCATCTGTGACGGTCGCGCTGGAAACCCCAAATGAAGTAACAGTTTGGCTTGTAGTAAACGTGTAAGTAAATTGATCCTGTGTTGATACAGCTAGAACAGTAAATGTTCCATTTGCTGGAACTAATGTTGCATGAGTAAGCCCAGCTACAGTTATTGACGCTCCAGCAACCAAACCATGCTCGCGAACGTTCATTGTAACAGTGGTTCCGCCTTGAGACGCAGAAAGAATCGGCCTGCCATTAGGAAACCATTCAAGTGCCTGCTGCCCATCTCTGAAAAGCATTACCTTGTCGAACAACTGAATCATCTCACTGTCAGTGCCAAGTGCCTGACCTACTGGGTAGGGAATGTCTGTGACCTCCAGTGTAGCCAAATCAATCTTCTTAGCCACCGTGTCCATGGCGACGATGATGAACTCCTTGTTGTTCGTGTTTGGATCGCTGAATAGGCAAGAAGCCCTGACATTAGCGTTAGCCACATCATTGATGACCATCTGGGATAGTGTGCCAACCTTATCGGTAGGGGCTGTGGTGACCCCAGCAATCGTGTAGCTCAGTCTGTTGGCATCGACATAAGTCAGTAGATAGCTTCCGTTGAACGAAGCATCAAGCCCAGCAATAGTAGCCCATCCAGAACTGCCGGCAGCAAATCCATGTGACGTAACAGTAATACGTACAGTCCCAGTGACAGGAACCGTCACATCGGAAATTGTCTTGGCAGAATCGATCAGGTAGAACGGCAACTGCAACGGAGTCTGGCCAGTAGTCAGGGCCGAGGTCTTCTCCACAACACCCTTGCGAGGCTTCCAGTAGCCCTCCATGCGACCATTCAAGGACTCACGAACTTCACCCTCTTGGAGCTGATTCAATTGAAGTCTCTGATTGATGGCAAAGAATCCACGGTCAACGTCTTCGCTGATCGGATCATCGAGGCCACCTACTGACCGAAATTGGGACATTACAGGGAGTAAGCCAAGATAGTGCCGGAAGTGATCGTGATGCTCGTGATGATACCACCAAAGCCAAAACCAGATGGCAACGTAATACCAGCAAGTGAGACGTTTGGATTGGCACCCGAAACACCAAGAACATTCCCAGTCATGCTCGTAATCACGGCATCAGCCGCAACAAGCACCCATCGAAAGTTACCAGTAATAGTCTGAGCAGTCCCAGTCGCAGTAAGGGTGACAGCACCCATCTGACCCTGTAGTTGATATGAATCTCCACGCATAGGGACATTCACTGCAAGATAATTTACAACGTGTCAAGGGGACTTGTGCAGGATGCCTCTAAATGCTCTCAGGGTCGACGTAGGGACGCTTGGATTGGGATTGGGGGTGTGGGCTAGAGTCGGGGCTAGAGTGGCGTAGAATGGCCGATTGCAATAATTTTTAAGGGGGTAGTTAATCAATACTATAAATCCAGCCGCAAAAAAAGCTAACCCCCTCCCCCCTACCCTTCAAGCATGGCGCAACTTGTTACAATAGAGCTAATGCTTAGTCGTGTTCCACAATGCACCGCTGATTCTTAGCAACTTGCAACAATCAAATCGTGGAACATTGGAAAGGTGCGACAAATCATCATGTCAGGACAAGAATCTACATGGACAAGGTAAGAATTGCGGGATGGATGGCGGGCAAAGCAAGGCCGGGCGCGGTGCGATTTTCTCTGGTCGAAGGTGGACCGGTTACTGATACCCTTCCCTCTTCCCTTCCCTACCTCTTCGCCTTTTCCCGTGAAACTTGGCCAACATAATCACTTGAATACCTGAAGCCATAAGGCTGCCCGTATTGCGCCGAGAATGCCTCTAGGATCGCTTGCAATCAAATTGCGCTGCCATAGTGCCATAAAATAGCCGGACGCCTCACGTGCTCAAATGAACACCTGAAAGCTTTTTATTTATTTTAGAAAATAATCCTTGCGCTAGTCAAATCCCCGTGCTTTACTCCCTATGTCGCCGCGATTGCGGGACAATCCAAACCAATCCAAACCATGACACAACCAACAATAATCGCAATCGTTTACATCCTTGGCCTCGTGGCCATCGCTCACACTTTGGGCCATCACCCACTTGTCGGCATCCTTTGGGCTTTCGGGGCTGCATCGATGGGTTTTTTAATCTACGTCGCCTACATCATTCTCACAGCTATCATTCGCACCGCTTGAAATAATCAATACACAATCCACACTGAAAAGATGAAAACTACATTATCCACCACGCAAGCTGCTTACATGTTACTCGACGACGAGGACGCCAGTTGGTCCAGAGCCGGTGCCGTTGCGCTCTGTGAATATCTCGAAGAGTTCGAAGACGACATGGGAAATGAAGAAATTGAATTCTGCCCGGTTTCCATCCGTTGCGAGTTTTCCGAGTATGACAGCTTGGAGGATTGGGCAAGTGATCACTTCGCCAACCACGTTCAAGCCGTCTTTGAGTTGAAATTAAATATTAATGGCGATGGAAAGATTGAAGAAACCGACGACGATGTCGATAATCAAATTCGCGACTATATCCGCGACCGTGGCCAGCTCATCGAGTTTGAGGGCGGCATCATTGTATCAGCATTTTAACCAATCCACACAATCGACATCATGAACTTAGAAAACAAATCACTCGCAGAAATCGCCAGCATCATCCGCCAAGACTGGAAAAAGGTCAACT